GCAAATAAGCAGTTGCTCTCGGAGATTTTGTATTAGCCGATAAAACCATCAAATCTCCTGACTCTGGATTTACATAAGAGATTCTAGCATAGTTTACATAGTCCGGAGGCAGAATAATATCTAGCGTATCGCCAAGTTCCAATTCCACCGCTTTTACTTCGCGTAATGCGTTCATCGAAAACTTCTTAATCCCTTGCTTAAATTGGTAGATTATTTTGCTTCTGCTTGGATTCACGAGTAGATATCCATCACCTGTATAGTTAGCAATGAAATTCAACACCATTTCTTCTAACGTTACATAAACGTAGGAGCCGTGATTTTCTTCATTTTCAAAATATTCCTGCGGATTCATCGAACTCATAATCACTGTTATTTAGAGTAACAAAGATATAAATTAAACGACAACAAACGATTACGCTTAGAAAGTATTTCACTTTTAGATTTGGTAATGTGAAATATTACACTATCTTTGTGAAAGCAATCCACTACTTGCGTTTAAGATAAATAGGTGAAATATCCTAACCAAGAAACCCTTAAAGATGCGTAGTGGCTCTTTAGGGGTTTTCTTTTTTAAAAAACAGAATCATGAAATTAGAATTAAAATATTTAGCGGGGTATCTACCTTATGATTTAAATATGGATTCGCACGGTAGAAAATACATTTTGAATGGGTTTATGTTAGAAAGCCTGTTAAACGTTCAAGACAAACCAATCCTCCGCCCACTTTCAGACCTTACAAAAGAGATTGAAGTAAACGGAGAAAAGTCTATTTATTTAGTAGAAATTATGAAAATAAAAGAAAATGGTGATTGGATAGGATTGCAGTATAAAAAAATAGATGAAAACCCATTTTATGTTATTCAAAAACTTTTAGAATGGCACTTTGATATTTACGAACTAATTAAAAACGGCTTGGCAATTGACATTAATACTTTAGATAAATAATCATGGAATACTACAAAAACTTAGATTTAGCTGATATAGAATATTTCTGCGCGTATGACTTAGTTTGGAAAACTGAACAATGGAAAGATGTGGTAGGTTACAAAAGGGCATACGGAATTAGTGACTTAGGTAGAATAAAAGGAAATGAAAGAAGAATTTTATACTCGAATGGAAGTAGTTATATAAAACCAGCCTCGATTAAGAAAAGTAGTATTGCAGAAAATGGATACTTGCACACTATGTTAAGATATCACAACCGAAATAAATATGAACCTATTCACAAATTAGTAGCTATGGCTTTTTTAGGTCATAAACCCTCAAAACATAGCATTGTTGTAGATCATTATGACGAAAACAAGATTAACAATGTACCACAAAATTTAAAGTTAATTACTTCAAGAAAAAATATATCTAAAAGTATGAGAAATAAAACTTCAAAATATGAAGGTGTAAGGAGAAGATTAAATCGTGGTTATACATGGGAAATAAGCATTTATATAACAAAGAAAATTCACTTAGGCTGTTCCAATAATGAGCATGAGGCAGGTGAACTATACAAAAAGGCACTAGATAATATCAACAACTATAACGGTAATAGTAAAGAGTTTCGAACTCTTGTTAAAAGCTTATTATGATTGTTTATTATCAATAGTTACTTCGGCATTGGCAGCGGCGGCAACGACATCTTGCTCACGAATCGAAACTCCGCAGTATGACATTACTTTGATTATGAATAATGAAAATAGACTTTCGTCCAATTCTATGTCCTGCTTATCACTTGCTCCGGCATTGTAAATAGGGTTTCCGCTTACTGTTACATAAGTCCATTTAGGAGTTTTAGGGACTCTAATATATAGCAACTCTAAACTATATCCGGAAGGAACCGTTGGGTACACCTTGAAACCATTTCCTATCTTCACACAAATAGGGTAGGTGGTAGTAGGCATATTGATTTTAGAGTTTATGAGGTTATTGAGTTCCGTTCCTTTCGAAACTTCTTCAACGTAGGTTCTCTTTCCCGCTACGTTTTTGAGCGAAAGGCCTTCATTCCTATACAAATCACTTCCGATATAACTCCAAAGCTCTGTACCTGAATTATAAGTAAAATTTGAAGTGGTAGAATAAGCCGAAAATACATCAATTTGCTCTTTGATATTCTTAGGAATATCCGCGTACTCCGTACCGGTAAGATGCTTCGACTTATTAGCCAACCACTTGTTATATTGAAAAAATAAGTTTTCGAAAATATCCATTTGAGCCAAATAACAAAAAGAATCGAATTTCTCCGGAGAGATAAATCCTCTGTTGTTTTTGTCCAATAAGTGCAATACTGTATTGCGTACTCTGTTTATAGGAATCATAGTCAAGTATTTATCACAAAGATAAATAATAAACGACAACAAATGATTAAGGTCGGAAAAGATTTCGCATTTTGCTTTTTAATGTGTAATATTGCACTATATTTTTAATTCAAATACTATCTAAAACATGATAACAAAATTAAACAGTTATAATATTCAAATTTGGTCTGGTTTAAAAGAGACTTATAATGATGAGAAAATACACACCATTGATGATGTTTATAAAATATGTGATGATTTTGTAAATGAAGTTAAAGATTGCGTTTCTGTCACAGAAACTAATTTTCGATACGTAGATGGATTTGAGAAAGGAGTTGTTATCGGATATATAAATTATCCTAGGTTTCCTAGAGATAAAAAAGAAATATTAAAACGTGCAATGGCGTTAGCTGAAAAATTAATGATTGAATTAAATCAATATCGAGTTACAGTCACTACACCAAATGAAAGCATCATGTTAGAAAACAGTAAAGTAATTAGAGTATGAAATTATTAAAAGAAATTCCTAAAAATAAAACAATAGTAGTTGCTTTTTCAGGTGGCGAAAGCTCTGCAAAAGCATTAGAAATTGTTTTAAAAGGTTTTAGAGAAACCCATAAAATAATAGTCTGCTTTTGCAATACTGGCGAAGAAGATGAGGAAACTTTTATTTTTAGTAAAAAAATAGCTGAATATTTTAATGTAGAAGTTGTTTGGTTGGAATACGAAAGTAAGAGAGGGTTTAATGTTGTTAATTTTGAAACCGCATATAGGATTACAGATTGGGAAGAAGAAAATGAATACCCTAATCATCCATTTCATAAATGGGTAAAAGATTATGGATTGCCACAATATCCAGAAAGAACTTGTACAAGGGAAACAAAAGAAAGAACTATTACGCGCTACCTTTCATCTATTGGAGTGATGCCAAGAATGTGCGTTAGGGTTGTAGGAATAAGATTTGATGAAATTGCTAAAAGGACTCCGGACCCAAAACAATATTATCCATTAATTTTAGAAGGAGTTACAAAGCCCTCTTTAAATAGATATTTTGAATATGAGATGCCATTTAGATTAAACTTAAATTCAATTTTAGGAAATTGTGGCGCTTGCATTTCAAAATCTATAAGAACTTTATGTACCATAGCTAGGATAAGACCTAGAAAGTTTAAATTTTTCAAATTCCTTTCTGATGAGTACGGAAATGGTGAATGGACTTTTTACAATGGATATAAAACTATTGATGATATTTTTGAAATGTCAAAAGATGAAAAAATAAAAGATGCTATTGACAACCGATTTAATTTTGCGCATCAGCAAGATTTGTTTTTTGATGCGGAACTTGATACGGAAGGAGCTTGTGGAGGAGTATGTGAGGCTTTCTCTTAATTGTTATTAAAGAAAAACCCGCTAAAACTTAATTAGCGGGTTTTTTATTTAAGGTTATATCCTATTCAACAAATACTCGTAGAGTGTTCTTCCTACTCCGGATTCGAAGTACAAGACTAATTCGTCCATTTCATTCTGATTTTTGGCGATTTCCAAAATAGTTTCTCGCTTTCTGTTCAAAAATCTGTAATTCGAATAAATCAAATCTCCCGATGCTAATGAAGCTTTTATAACGCCTTTCATTTTTATAGTAGGGTCATTCGTGTAATCGATATACTTCTGAGGAGATTTCTCGGCAAACGCCAAAACTTCTTCATTCAATAAATCAGATTCCCATGAATCTACGTAATTAGGGAACTCTAAACTTGCAACGGCTCTATTTGTGATTTCGCCTACGGAGAAAACTAAATTACTCGCTTGCAATTTCAATTTCTTATCAGCAATAACTTGTTTGGATTTTGCCAACGGATCGTATTCTTTAAAAACTTCATTCAGATGTGGGTGTATTGCAAGAAATTTTTGCAACGTAACATTATTGGCAGGCACGCTTAATCGTCCATTAGTAAAAATAATATCCGATACCAATACTGAACCTGGCTCTTTACTTTGTTTCTCAACAAAAAAAGAAGGTTGATTAGTTGCATAACGCATAATGTGTACCGCTTGTGTTTCTTTGTTAGTATATTGTAAAGGCATTGTAGCAGTATGCTCTTTAGCAATAGAGCAGGAGATAGGCTTTACGCTATCGCACAACTCATATTCTCTGTCTTTCATCTCCCAATTCCTTAATTCAGGAATATCGTCGATGTTGCTTTCTTGTTTGAATTGTGGCTGAGATTGTGCTTGGTAATTTTGCTGTGGCGGAGTTTCAACGGATTTCATTCGTTCTGCAAACATTCTTTCGAACATCTCCGTCATTTGTGATACCGGAATAGTTTCCTCTTTGGACTGTGGTAGGATATTTGGCTCCTCTAAATCCTGAGTTTCGCTCGAATCTCCTTGTGATTTAAGGTACTCCGACAACGGAATCTCCCCAATATACTTCTTATCTACAATTAATCCTTCACTTACCATCTTCTTGTAAAGTGGCGTGAAATGATGTGGCAATTTAACTTCTTGTACTTCCATTTTATTTGATTTAATTGATTTTTAATTTAAAAAAAGGCGTTATCTCTAACGCCTTTTAGGTTTATTATAACTTATACTATCCTCTGAACAAAACAGTGTTGTTACGCCCGATTAAAACGCAGGCCTGTTCGCTTTGGAACTCAGTAACGATTGTGTCAGTTAGGCTTGTTCCTTCTTTCCAGTCTCTAACTACCATTTCATAATCTCTATTCATCGCGCCGTAAGCTCTGTGTCTCACGTGAATCATAGGTCTTACTGAAGGCGTTCCTTGCATTGGGTCCATAACTGATTGTGAAGCAGAAGGCACTAAGAATCCGTTCACTTTAGTTACTCCGGCCATAGCTCCTTGAGCAGTAGCTTCTTTCAAGTATTGCAATGGAGAGTAAACAAAATCATACCCACCTAAAGTATATCCTTTGAAAGATAAATCTAAAGCCATGTTTGAGTTGTTATCAAACTGTCCGTAAGCAGAACCGCTTGTTACATTTGTTGAAGCTAAGAACTTATCGATAGCAAAACAGAAGGCAGTTGTACCGTAGATGATATTATCTCTCAATTGGCCTTGTTTTTCCAAACGGTCAATTAACGATTCCGCAGATGCGAAATCAGAGATTGTTCCTGCGTAGACATTTCCTTGAGACATTGAAGCAAGAAGTCCTTCACGACCTTTATATCCAGCGGCAGCTAAATCTCCCGCCCACTCTTTAGAGTTGAAGTTTGCAGATTCACGTTTGTTTCTGAAACGTTTTTCAGCATTCTCTTTGTTTACGTTATACCAGATATAACCAAGAGTTTCACCGGAGCTATTATCAGTAGCTTTCAACCATGAAATCTGAGTCATGTTAGTACGGTTCTCAGAAACCATTTCTTTGGTGATAGAACCTCTTGTAGTGTATTGTTGGTATTTCGTGTTCAAAGATTCTTGCATACCTGCTGAACCTTTTAAGAACTCTGAAATATCAGCAAAACAAGAAATCCCTGTAGCTCCTAATGCTGTCCATCCTGCTGAATCACCACAAGAAGCAGTGAAAGTAGTAGAAGTTGTAGCGGAGATACGCCCTTGTCTTGAAATACTACCATCTGGCAAGAAAGCCTGGATAACTTCACCTACTCTAAAAGTATGGTCAGCTAATGTAAACACATCTGCTGTACGCGCTACTCCTGTGGCAAGTTGAGTTAATCTGTCTTCTTCCGTCCAAGTAATAACATCACTTG